TCAACAGTAACGACCAAGATGACGACACACCAGAACTCCCGGCCATAGCAAAGACAAAGCTAGGCGACATCTACCAACTAGGCAACCACATCATTATATGCGGTGACTCAACAAAGCCAGAGGACTACATAGCTCTTATGAAGAACGTCAAAGCAGACATGGTATTCACTGATCCGCCATACAACATCAACTACTCAGGACATGGAAAAAATACAGGCAATACGATCGCAAATGACAACATGGGAGCTGTACAATTCCAACAGTTCCTAGTAGACGTATTCAAAGAAGTAAAAGCCCACATCAAAGCAAGTGCAGGACTCTACATCTTCCACAGTCCAACAACCCAGAGAGAATTCGAAAACGCAATACTAAAAAACGAAATGATAGTGAAGTACCAACTGATATGGAATAAGCCATCAGCAGGACTCGGAATGGGACACTACCGCTCAAAGCACGAACCGTTCTTCTATGCCCAGAGCAAAGACAACACACCAAACTTCTACGGTGACCGAACCAACACATCAGTGATTGACTTCCAAAAGACAGACGAGCAACTGGTGAAGTGGGCTAAAAAACAACGTGATGCAGAGAAAGAGGGCCGGACAACCATATGGACAATGAAAAGAGAGCCAGTACAGGACTACAAACACCCAACCCAAAAGCCGGTAGAACTAGTGATGTATGCCCTACACAACAGCTCCAAGGTAGACGACATCATCCTAGACCCATTCCTAGGCAGTGGTAGCACCCTGATAGCATGCGAGAAGACCAACCGTGCATGCTACGGAATAGAACTTGATCCCCGATACATCGACGTAGTAGTAACACGATGGTGCGAATTTACAAATAACCGCGAAGTAACCATAAACGGTGAAAAGCAAACATGGTAACAAATATGAAAGCAAATATAAAAACATTCAAACAAATCAGAGAGGCAGACCTATTGGTAGGACAACTATACCAAACAACACCAGAACTAAGCGAAACAAAGTTCGGATACGCTTGGAAACGTTTTACAGATAAGAACTACATCCCAGCACTCAAGAAGTTACAAGAAGAAGTAAACGATGCTCGCATAGACAATGCACTCGAAGACCCAACCACCAAGGAAGTCCTCCGTGATCAAACAAACCCTCGTGGATTCAAGTACACCAAAGAGGGACTCAAAGCAATCATCAAAAAAGAAAACGAAATCAATGACCGATACGACTTGGTAGAAATAGAGGTCGAACCCCACATCGTAGACACAAAGAACCTCCCAAAACTCAATGACGAGCAAAGAGATGCACTTGTCGGAATGGTAATATAAGTAATTAACAATAAATATATGGAAAAAACATACACAAAAACAGAAGACGGAAAATTAGAAGTAGCTAGCACACCAGAGGTAGTAGTAAGTACAAATACTTATGATATATCTTTTCTTAAAAAGCAACTTGTTAGTATACAAGCGCAGAAAGATGAGCAAATGGCTCAAAGAGATATAGAGTTAGCAGAAATAACTGTGTTGATAGCAGAATGTAATAAACTTGACATAGTAGAGGAGTCTGTAGAGGATGTAGAGAAGTAGCATAATTATATGGCAACATACACATCAAGCAAAGGCGAACAAAGAGATACAAAGGATATGCCAACTGCATATCTTAACAGCGCACTCAACAAAGCAAGAGAGAGTAACAACCAAGAAAACATCGATGCACTAGAGTCAGAGCTATCAACCAGAGTAGACCAAAGCGTGACAGATGAGCAAACTAATGGTATAATATAAACATGACAAGCAAGCCTAATTGTAGAAAATGCAAGAAACCAAAATCCGAATGTGAGTGCGGTAGACCAACCGTAATGACTGAAGACGTACTCCTGAAACTAGAGGATGCATTTAGGTTCTGCTATACAGACGAAGAAGCCTGTCTTTATGCGGATATTGGGACTACTTCACTCTATGAATATCAAAAGAAATATCCTGAGTTTACGGAGAGAAAAATGGCACTTCGCCTCAACCCTAACCTCCACGCCAAGAAAGAACTAGTGGAGGGTATCAAAGGATCCATAGACCAAGCCAGATGGTGGGCAAAGAACAAGATGCGCGAAGAGTTCGGAGAAAAAGCAATAGTAGAACTCAAGGGGCAGATAGAAACCAACGACAAGACAAGTGTGGGCATATCAGATGCAGTCAAAGCGTTCAACGAACACATGAGAATAGTCTTAATAGGCAAAAAGCCAGAATAAAACTATGAAAAAACTAAAACCACCATACGAAGTAAAGATATCAACCGAACGCCCACCAGTATGGGAGAACGCATGCGCACGGTTCAAAATCAATCCGTACACAACAATCTTTGCCTATGGGGATACAATCTACAATCCCGGTGGCGTAGACATCCCAGACGACCTGATAGCACACGAAATGGTACACCTAGGCCAACAGAACCATAACACCGAGGATGCAGCACTCTGGTGGGGCAAGTACATGAGAGATAGCGAGTTCTGCCTGAGCCAAGAAGTAGAGGCATACGGCATGCAATACGCATACGTCTGCCAACACAAGACAAACAATAAGCAGACACAATTCACCCTGCTCAAACGATACGCAGAAATACTATCAGGGCCATTGTACAATCACTGTGTCGGAGTGAATAAAGCAATGCAACTTATCAGAGAAGAATCAAAGAAATATTTATGACACATCAATTTATAAAGGTAGTAGAGGTAGACAAGACAATAGGTGGTGAGGTCGGAGCATCAAGAAGAATCCCCGGAGCCATAGTAGTATGCGCAGAGTGTGGCGAAGTAAGAAAAATGTATGCAGATGGAGAAGTATACATAGCACTTATAAGTGAAAAACCATGTCAGAACCCGAAACACTAAAAGACATCTCCTATAAAACAGGAGGCATCATCGCTTGGATTTTAGATAACAAAATCAAGAATGAAAAAGGTGACCCGATAGAGTTCTCCGACCATCCATTCCTCTATGACATCTACCTCGACCAGTCACCAAATCTAGTAGTAATAAAAGCAGCACAGGTAGGACTATCAACGCTAGAGATATTCCGAAACCACTACGATGCAAAGATGATGAAGATGGACATAATCTACACACTCCCAACAGACCAAGACGTGGGCATCTTCGTAGGTGGTAAAGTAAACCGTATAATAGCCAATAACCCATGCATGCTAGAGGACACCAAAGACAAAGACACGATCGAACAAAAAGCAATTGGACTGTCAATGGAATACTTCCGAGGTACATGGACAAAGAAAGCGGCCATCATGATCACCGCAGACCGCCTTGTACACGATGAAAAGGACTCAAGCAAGCAAGATGTCATCGCTGACTTCCAAGCACGTCTACAGCACAGTAAGTTCAAGCAAACACACGTATTCTCTCACCCAAGTGTACCCAACAACGGAGTAGACATGGAGTGGAGATTGTCAGACCAAAAGGAATGGTTCATAGAATGTCCCAATTGTAAAAAAGAACAATACCTATCCTGGAACACTGAAGACCCACGAAAGATGAGTGTAAATATTGAAACCGAAGAATACATCTGCAAGAAGTGTGGAGGCGTACTCTCTGACGATAACAGACGACACGGCCGATGGGTAAGAAAAACAAACCAAATAATGAAGTGGTCGGGATATCATGTGTCAATGATGATGTCAACATTACACAGTGCTAAAAGCATAGTAGAAAAATACAATGAAGTGCTCAACCAAAAGCAAACGATGGACTACTTCTACAATAAGATACTAGGACTACCATACGCAGGTGGAGGTAATAGCGTGTCCCAAGATATGATCCTCGGCAGAGTAACAGCTGAAACAAACCAATACAACGGCAGAATAGTGATAGGCGTGGACACAGGAATAAAACTCCGATACGTATACGGAAACAAGCAAGGACTACTAGGATACGGTGAATGTGATGACTACACCCCGGATGAAGTAAACAGATTACCACTAGAGCAGACACTCGAATACTTCCTCAAGAAGTTCCCGAACAGTATCATGGTAATAGACCAGGGAGGCGATATTATTGGAAGTAGAAAGCTCCGCGCAAAGTACCCGGGCCGAGTGTTCCTATGCCATTACGTGCGCGACCGTAAAACATTGCAACTGATAAAATGGGGTGATGGTGAAGAAAGTGGAAACGTAACCGTAGACCGAAACAGAATGATGCAGTTCGTTATAGGTGAGTTCAAAGAAAAACGACTCAAGCTATACCGAGGCACCGAAGAGCAATGGTACGACTACTGGCTCCATTGGTCACACATCTACCGAACCGTAGAAGAAGACAAGGCAACC